TGATTGTATAAACATTAATATAGAACGTTTAAAGGAGTTGAGTAGTCCACATAGTATCTTTGTATTATCTAAGAAACGATTTCAAAATACATATGTCAAACCGTGTTATGACGCCGACCTTTTTGCTTGGTGGCATACCGGTCGTATGTTGCAATTAGATGAAACAAATACACCGGCACATGATATGTGGGGGAAGTGGTGGTACAATGAAACTAACACAAACGATTGGTTGCCAATAACACGTCATTTGGAACGTTGTCGTGCAATGCGTGATGTATTTATGTACATGTATAACAAGTATCCCGTTACCGAAGAGTTTCAAAACTATGAACGTCATATGTTAGACAATTGTCATGCTATTGAAACTAACGGATTGCGTGTTGATGACGTTGTATTACAAGAGCATTTCAATCAGCAATCTTCTCGAGGATTTCTGTATACAGAGTATAATCCATATACTAGTACCGGACGTCCTAGTAATAAATTCGGTGGTATAAACTTTGCTGCATTGAATAAAGATGACGGCGGCCGTGCTATGATTACAAGTCGATTTAATCGCGGTATGCTAATCGAATGTGACTTCGATGCGTTCCATATACGTCTTATTGCTAATTTGATAGGATATACGTTACCAGATGAATCTGTACATACATATTTCGGCCGTCAATACTTTGGTAAGACAGAGTTAACGGATGCTGAATACGAACAAAGCAAACAAATGACGTTCCATTTATTATATGGTGGTATTGATGCTGAGTTCGAAAAGATTCCATTCTTTGGTAAGACTAAACGTTATATTGCAGATTTATGGCGACAATTTCGTAAGGATGGATTTATATTGACTCCTGTATTCAAACGACCAATAACGCGCGATATGATTACGGATCCAAATGCCGGTAAACTGTTTAACTATCTGTTACAATCATATGAGACGGAACATAACATGGGTGTTATCAATGAAGTAAATACATTGTTAACGGGATATAATAGTAAGTTGATTCTTTATACATATGACTCATTTCTTATTGATTTTGATATTACAGACGGCAAGCAGTTAATAACAGAAATCAAACATACTATATCTGCAGGTAATTTTCCGGTAAAAATAAAGGCTGGCGTCAATTATCATAAAATGCAAGATATGACTAACAGAGTTTCCTAGATATTTATTAATAAAAGAAAACGTATGGCAGAATTACCAAAAGCTACGGTGCAAACAGTTATATCATCACAAGATAGTGTTATGCTACCAAGAACACTTACGCCGGAAATCGTTGACATATTAAACTCAGCAATTGCTGAAGAATATACAGCTCATTACTTTTATAGAGGAGCTGCTAACTGGTGTCAAGGTGTCGGCTATACAAAAGCAGCTGAGTTCTATACAAAAGAAGCAGCAGCTGAGTTAGAACATGCTGAAAAATTACAGAAATATATAGTCGATTGGAATGCAACTCCGTTATTACCAGCTATAAAGTTTAACGGCAACTTTGCACATTTAATTGACGTTGTTAACAAATCATATGCTATTGAATATCAATTAGGTGATAAGTATATGGCTTGGACACGACAAATGTTTGATACGCATTTAATGACATTTAATTTCTTGCAAGGGTTTGTAGATTTACAAAACGATTCAATAGCCGAAATGTCTGACCTGTTAAATGCAGCACAACTAGTTGATGTTTCAAATAAATTAGATCTATTACACTATGAAGAAAGATACTTTGGTTAAGACAGTTGATCTAGATGCTATACTACAAACAGACTCTGTACAACTTGTAACAGAACCTGAAGTGATTGTGGAATCAGTCATCGAGTCGCCAACACGTACGATTTCAGAGTCTGAATACGATGAAATAATACACGAGTGGTTTTATCGCTTACCAAAAGGGTTTGCTGAATCTCCTTATACAGACGCAGAATACGCAGTATTGAATGAAATAATGGTAGAACGCGGCTATGATCCATTAACGTCATCTGTTATGCAATTGCAATTAGAATTAAGTGCTATTGATGACGTAGAAGAAGATGAGGCAATACTATCCGAAGCAGTAATGACTAAAGATGAGTTGATTGATATTATTAGATCTACGGAATTGCCTGATCAGGTATTACAATATATTGCACGTCAAATTGATAGTCTATCGTCAGAAGCGGGTGTTATAGAAATACTTAAAGAAAAAGGTTATGATGACCAACACAGCAAGCGTATTTTTGATAAAGCAGTTGAGTTAGATAGTTATAATGAATTGCGTGACTATTTAACAAATCCTAAAAAAGCTATACCGTTTTCTAAGCTTGGTATATCCGGTAACTTAAATTCTATACTACCAAAAATTGGATTATCAGATGCGTTTGTAGATTGGTTGTTTACATATAAACCGACGATCGGCGGTGTTAATTCAGGTAACGCTGAAAATTTACTACGTGTGATTTTAAAGGGCGGACATATTCCTAACAAAGGAGATGTTGGTACCGATAAATTTGACGTAGAAATGAAAACATCGAAAAAAGATAGCGGGTTTCGTTTTACAGGACAATCTGGTTACGGCACGGGATTAGAGGTTTCGACATTTATGTTTGAAGCTATAGCTAGATTATACGGTAAAGATTTACCAGAAGACTTTCCAGACCTTAAGGGTAAAAACGATACACGTCTTCAGCTATATTATGATGCTAATAAAGAGTCTTTAGCAGATACATATATTAAAGATTTAATTAAACGTAAAAAGATTACTAAGAATCAGGTAGCCAAGTTATATGCAGCTGCGTTGCAACGAGCATATAAAAATTATAACGGCGACATGTTAGGTGACGTTATATTACCTTCCATAGACAATTTTGGAAAATTAAATACAAAAGAGTTCTTTCCGAGATTAGCTGCTTTAGAATTTAGATACTATGCCGATGCTGAAGAATGGGGTGCATTGATGGCAGTTAATGAAAAGCGCGATTATATTATTTTTGATAAGAATGCTACAATTGAAGAGTTAGCTAAGATTTTTAAAACTCGTTTTAAACTTTCCGCGCCAAATACAAAGCCTAAAGCTACTGTACAGGACTCTCGAGTTGGAATAGAATATAGAGGATAAATGTGAAACCACAATTATTATGCACATTTGCACATCGTAAGGATCTTGATATTATCACAGATTATATCATCACGTCCTATACGATCGTGGAGCGTAGATTGTTTGTATTTTCGGATGCAGATGTTCGTAATGATTTATACGTAACGTATAATGTAGATACAGCAGATACAAAAAGAATACCAAATACAATACTAATACATCGCAAGAAAGAAACAAATACAATGTATACCGTTAACGCGCTTAACACAATTATACGTGAAGCTAATAACGGCGTACTAGATAAAACATATGTTATAAATTGGTTAACGTACCGTAACAGTTTAGTATTAACTAACGGCGATGGGTTACGTCATATACATTTACAACTATTTAAAAGGATTGATATATAATGGCATACAGAATAGTAGCTAAGAGCCCAGAAAAACTTGATGATATCCTAGCGGATATTAAAGAATGGTTTGCAAACACGAAAGACTATGTTTCAAAGTTCGAAACAGAAAAACGTAAATTTGCTGATCCAGCAACCAAACAAATCGTTTCAAAAGACATTGATGTTATCTATGTTAAAGACATGGCTACAAAAAAAGAGACTAAGATAATGCTTATTCCTCTTTTAAAGCCGGGTGAAATGAAAGTTGAAATGGGCGGCGAAAATGAGCATGTTATGAAAGGTAAGATCAAAAACATGATGAAAGGTCGTGGTGATTTTAAGACTTATAATAAGGATACACTCCGTAAAATGGAAGCTGTAGAAACATTACGTAACATGGTTCGTGAAGAAATAAAGCGTATCATAAAGCAAGGTTAATCATTCGGTTAGCCTTGCTTTTTGTATATTTATATAAGAATAACAAATAACAATTGAACAAACTTTTTTTACTTTTCCTTAGGAATTTAGAAAGAACTTACTTATACTTATCAAGTAAATTAAATAACAAATAACAATTAATTAAAGGTTAAAGATGGATTTAGAAGCAATTAAGAGAAAACTTAATCAGTTACAAAATCAGACAAAACGTCAAGATTTTCTTTGGAAGCCTGAACCAGGCAAACAACAAATCAGAATTGTGCCATATCAGCACAACAAAGACAATCCGTTCCAGGAATTGTATTTTCATTACGATCTAGGTAAAAAGAATTTCCTATCGCCAATTACTTACGGCAATCCTGATCCAGTAGTTGAATTCGCAGAAAAACTAAAAAATTCTGGTAATTCAGATGAATGGAAACTAGGTAAGAAGCTAGAGCCGAAGATGCGTTGCTATGTACCGATCATTGTACGTGGTAAAGAATCAGAAGGTGTTAAGTTTTGGGGCTTTGGTAAAACCGTATACACAGAACTATTAGGTTTTTGTGCAGACCCAGACTATGGTGATATTACAGATCCAATGAATGGTCGAGACATTGTAGTAGAATTTTCTCCAGCGGAAGGAGCAGGTTCATTCCCTAAAACTGCAATACGTGTTAAGCCAAACACGACACCATTAACGACAGATAGAAATATTGCTGAGAAAGTTGCACAGCAACAAGCAAATCTATCAGAAGTATTCAAAGAGCCAACTTATGATGAGTTGAAAGAAGCTTTAGAAACTTGGTTGACGGGCGATACATCTACATCAGAAGAAGAAACATCAACTGCTAGTGCACCTGCATCTAGTGGTGGGGTAAGGCCAAATGAAAGCTTTATGGACGGTGTTAATTCAGTAGATGATGTCGGAGCCGCATTCGATGAATTATTTAACTAATCTTTAAAAGGAGTTACAAATGGCGGTATCTAAGAGTGAACTGTCCGATGAATTAGCTGGCGAATTAGCTAGTAATCTTAACAAGAAGTTTAAGGGCTCCGGTTATAAGACTGCATACTTTTTGGAGGGGGATGAAGATTCCCCTTCAAATGTATCTGGTTGGGTTGGTACTGGATCTAGCATGCTAGATTTAGCTATCTCAAATCGTCCACATGGAGGATTTCCAATTGGTCGTATAACCGAAATTACGGGTCTTGAAGCATCTGGTAAGTCTTTATTAGCAACGCATGCTTTAGCTGATACGCAGCGACAAGGCGGTTTAGCTGTATATATTGATACAGAAAGCGCTGTTAGTAAGGAATACTTAGAAGCAATCGGTATTGATTTAAAAAAGATGTTATATGTTCCGTTGGAAACAATGGAAGATATATTTGAAGCTATTGAATCAATCGTTGAATCTGTTCGTAAATCAAACAAAGATCGTTTAGTTACAATTGTAGTTGACTCAGTAATGGGCGCATCTACTAAAATTGAAATGGCAGCTGAGTTTGATAAGGATGGTTGGGCAACTAGTAAAGCAATTATCTTATCAAAAGGTATGCGTAAGATCACTAATATGATTGCGCGCGAAAAGATTTGTTTATTGTTTACAAACCAATTGCGTTCTCGCTTAGGTGTAAGTTTTGGTGATCCATGGACTACATCAGGTGGTAAAGCTATTCCATTCCACGCTTCAGTTCGTCTACGACTTAAGTCTGTAGGACAAATTAAAGCTAAAGATTCAAACGGCGTAGAACAGATTATTGGAATTAAAACTAGAGTACAAGTAATCAAGAATCGTATGGGTCCACCCCTTAAGTCAATTGATTATGACATTTACTTTGAATCGGGCATTGATAATTACGGTGGTTGGTTAGAAGTAATGAAAGAGTATAAGCTAGTAACGCAAGCCGGTGCTTGGTATACATATACTAAAGCTGATGGCAAAGCTGTAAAGTTTCTTTCAAAAGATTTCCAAGGAACGCTAGAAGCTGAACCGGCGCTAAAAGATGAAATTTACAATGCAATTTGTGAAGCTTATATCTTTAAGTATCAGTCTGGTGCCATTGGTATAGACGACATTTCGATTGATGAAGATTTTGTAAGTGAAGAATCATGAACCCAAAGTATTTAGAACTATTTAAACAAGTTACATCAGAACATGAACAAGCTCAAAGCGAAACAGCTGAGAGTAGAATTCTTGTTATAGATGGACTAAATACATTTATTCGCGTCTTTTCAGCAGTACCTGCTTTAAATGACGACGGTGAACAT